GCATAAGAACTGTTCCAAGTGTTCTAGCACTAGTTGGATCAAATTCTCGACTTTCAAAGAAACCTACAACTGCATCTACTTCATTAGATGGAAATGATAAAGATTCAGTAAAGTATTTGTTAAACATACTTTTAACTGTATCGGCTGTATCACTAGGACCTGATCGAGGTAAATTACTTCTATGATCTGAAGTGTCTATAGCTGTACTTCTAGTTGTCATGCCGCACCTCTAAAATCCATTAAACTAGTTCCACCAGATTTAAACGCAGTACCACTTTTTTCAACTTTAGCAAAAGCATCATTTGAATTAGAAGTAATAGCGTTAGTGGCATCTAGTATTTCTGAAGCTTGTTCACCTTCTGATAAATTATTAAATGCTGATGAAATTGATGAAAGAGCATCTCCAGCCAAATCAGTTCCAGCATTAATTATTTTTTTACCAAAGGGGCTATCAGCCGCCGAAGCAAGAAGTACTCCTACGCCCGCGGCTTTTGTTACTGTACTTAAGATATCACCTCCTGAAGTCAATGATTTAACAGCCGCAAATCCTGCCGTAACTGTGCCTATTCCTGCAATCGTCGGAGTAACGTTTGAAATAATAGATCCTAATCCGCTATTTTTAGGAAAGAACGAACTAGCAACTCCACCTACTTGGTTTGCACTTATACCTCCAATGCCGCCAAGTGCATTTTTTAAAATACCAAATCCTTCTTGACGAATTCCGTCTATAGACAAGCCTTTTGCATTTTTAAAAATGTTAGCACCTTTAAGTATAGTACCAAGTAATCTTCCTGGAGAAGAAAATGCTTGTCCACTTGAAATGTCTTGTAAAAGATTTCCAGTTTGTGCTAAAATACCTCCTCCTCCAAGCAGTCCTCCAAAGTTTGAACCACCTTCTACTGTTATTGGACTTGGTGTTGTATCATAATGTCCCGAAGGTGAACCAAACATTTTCGGAATACCTTCTGCTGTATTAACAGCGCCACGACTATACCAAACAGTTTCATATAATACTTGCATAGTGCTTTGTACTGCATCGCTCGAATTATTATCTAAACTATCATGTTGCCAACTTTGTATCATAGGATTAACAAGTGTAAAGGCTGTATATCTTCTTCTTGATAGTTGAAAAATTTGTATACTGTCAAAGAAACTATAAAAACTATCGTTGTCTAAACCATAGCGATGTTTATTATATATTTGACCTACGTAAGTGTTACCTTTATTATATGCATGATGTTTATCTAGAGGACTAATACCATCATGTCCTGTATAATTTCCATCTTTAAAATAATATCTATAGTATGCTTCCCACATTGCAGTTGTTTGACCAAAGTTATCATCATGAAATGTAATACTAATAGGATCGTAATCTAATCTTGTTTGTAAGTTACGTTTTCTATTATATTGATGTTTTAAAGAAGTACTTACATTAAATTTTGGCATGTCAACTGCTTTAACTAACATATTAATTTCTTCAGTTTTTAATTGAGGAAGTATCTTAACAGCGGTTGCATTAAGATTGAATACTACATGATATAAAAATTTATGTTTAGGAGCAAGCCTAAAACTATCGTTAGTATATAATGCCCTGGCGTGATGCCAGTCGCCCATAGTGCCTTTAGGATTAAATAATCCTTGAGCAAAGTTAGACATAAATGTGTTTCTAGAAGCCATACTATTATTTATCTAAAACGAAATGTGGGGGTTTTGTCAAGAAAAAAGGGGCCGATTAAAGCCCCTTCTTAATTTAACTAGGAAATATTATACTTGTAATACTTATATTGATGCGCCGCCTGTAGCTTGTGTACCAGTCGCTCTACCAACTGCTGTACCAATTCCAGTACCTTGTGGTGTTTGTATTGCATTATCGTATCTAATAGATAATGCTACAGTTACTGGATCATTCGTACTATACGCTAATGTATTATAATTAGCACTTTCTAGGTAACAACCATAAAGTTCAAAAGTTTCAAGAATACCAACTGCATTCGCACCGTTACCACCGTCTAAGATTTCAATTTTAGTTACAAATTTGTAATCTTGTCCTGATGCCGCACTTGATTGTTCAAAGAAATCAAATTGTTTCTGTAGTTGGCTACCAACTAATTTTTGTACATTGTTCGAAACGTCTTCACGTAAGTTAAGTGTAATTGGTTCCCATGTATGTTTTCCTGCTAGAAATACACGTGAGTTGTATACGTCTACAGTAATTTGTTCAAAAGACACGTTAGGTCTTGTTACATCAACAACTTGTTTTGTTAGTTCTGATGTAGGTGTGCCTGCAACTCCAAAATTTTCTAATGTCACCCTAAAGCGATATTGGAGTTTTGGCATCAACAGTCCTTGGTTACTTGCCGAAGAGCTAGTATCCAAAGGTACTGTAAGTTTTGATAGTGTTGAAATGCTCATTATAATATCTCCTCGTTAGTAATATTTATCATCTTAGAGCCCTGCAATTTCACCAGTATTTTTAAGTCTTAATGGAATGTAAATAAACTCCACAGCTTTTACTGGTTCTATAGCTATATCTAAATAAAGCTCATTACGATCAATTCTACTTGGTGTGTTGTTTGATTCATCACATACAACTAGGAAATCATAAAGTGCTCTTTGACCAACTAACTCAAGTAACAAACTATCTGCTTGTGCCTTAATTTCGTCTCGTGTAATTTTATCATTTGGTTCAAAGATATAAGGTTTAGCAAGTTTTTTAAGTTGTCCACGTAAGTAAATTACTAGTCTAGCAACGTTAATTCTATCTAACGCACTAGCATTTTTGGCTCTAGTTTTTTGTCCGTAGTTAACTAAACCTGCACCTGTTAAGAATGTAATTGGGTTAACTGCATTACTATACAATGTATCCCTTTGACCTTCATTAAGTGCAGTACTTACAAATTCGCCTTCGCTATCAATGTATCCCGCCGAACTAGCGTTTGTAATTCCGCCACGTCTTGTACCTGCTGGTGCAAACCATGGAAACGAAACACTATCGCTTAATGCTATAGTTCTTAGTATACCATGACTTGGTGGAACAACTACGTTGTTACCTGCATTATCACTTGTAAATAAACTTGGATAAAACACGCCTAAGTACTCATCACTTGTAACAAGTCCGTCATCGTTGTCTTCAGTTGCTAAGTTAACATTTTTACCCCAGTTATTAAGTGAAGTAGCATCCGGGGTTAATCTAAATGGACTATCTCCTACAACAAAAGCACTTAGGCTTCTATCATAGTTTAATGTAACCATTTCACCAATTAGTTCTGGATAAGCCGGACAAGCCATTAAGTTAAACAGTCTTGATTCATCATCTCTAATTTTCTGGTTGCTATTTACTAATGCTTGTAATGCCTGTACAACAACTTTACGTTGAGCTTTACGTCCGAAACTACCTGCTCCGTTTGTTTGGTTACCTGATTCAGTAACCCAACGGTGTGCATAGTAGGCATCTTGTGATTCGTCGCCAAATCTAATGTTGTCAGTAGCCGTGTTAACATGGTTACGAACAAATTTCTTAACATTAAATCCGCTTCTACGTAGATTCCAAAGTAACATACCTTTTGGATAAAGTGCTGGATCTGGAGCGTCAATGTCAATAAAGTTACTTACTAATAGTGCCGCAATAGTTCCGTCTTTGTCTGAATTAGCACCTGATGTATTATAACGTGCATCTGCAAAAAGAACTCCGTCTTCAGTACTTTGATCGCCATTATCAAGAAGTACAAATTTTAATGTTGTGCCATTGTATTTGTAAATCTTAGGATATGCTTCTGTGTCTGCTGTTGAAATCCAAAGATCACCATTTTTAAGTGCAGTTCCATCTGATTGTAAAGTTGGCTCTGTAGCCGTTACAATCGGACCTGCTGGATCTGTTTTATCTCCAGAAGCTACTGCGTAAAATGGGCTAGTTGAATCTTGATAGCCTACCCAAGTAGTACCATTGTGTATCAGCATATCAACTTCGTCAACAATTGAGCTGTACCAAATACGTCCATCTACTGTTAAGGCAGTTGGAGCATCTGTGCTTGATGTTTGAGTTAATACTTGCCAGTTACTTGCAACAAAATCATGTGTAGTGTCTCCAGTTGGTTTTGTATACAAGTTAGGTGTTCCTGAGTTAGCATCAACATAAGCGGCAAATCCTGCCAATGCTAATACTGTATTAGTATCTTTAATACGGAAGTCGCCACCATCATTATGTTCAATAACAATTCTATTTGAAGCATCTACTGAAGCAACAATGTTAGTAAAACCACCTGAGTTAATTGCTCCTGCAACTAAATCTGCATCAGTTGATGCACCAGTTGTAGTTACACTCATAGTTACATCAGCCGCTAAAGCCTCTACTGCTACTTTTGTTTCTTGGATATTAAATCCATAAGTTGCGGCTGTAAGCTGTGTAGTAATAATATCACTTACAATTCTAGTAGATCCTGTAGTACTACGTCTGTAAATTTTAAAGTCTGCAATATTATCAGTTGCTTCTGCATTATTATAATTTACATATAAAACGCCCTGGGCTAAGTTTGTGCCACCACCAGTTTTATCTAAGTTGTATAAAGCTGACTGGTTTGTTGCATACATTGGAGCTACAATATCTTCCCAAAGTGCCGTTGTTGCGTTAAATCTTTTAACTCTAAAACGTGCACCTACATTAGGTTGTGTAGTTTTAATCCAAATTGACCCTGATGGTCTTGGTACTGTGTCACTTACTTTAAACTCTGGTACACTAGTATGTGCTGAAATAGTCAGTGCCGGTGCCGCGGTTGTTGCCGCCGTTAGTCCGATCTCTGCTAGTAATGTTCCGCCACCTAACGCTAATGCAATTTTACCATCAGCAGTTGATCCGTCACTTGCAGATGTACTGTTTGCGTAAATTTCTAATTTACCATCAACTACAGCTGAAGTTACGCCGGCAATACCTGCGGCATTAATTGCTACTTCAACATTACTTAATGCAGTTCCACCTGATGTAACTACAGTTCCATTAATGCTTATTGTATTACCGTTAGTAATACTTGGATTGCTTTGCGTACCTGTTACAGTTGCGTTTGAAGCCATCCATGCATCAGATCCAACTTGTACCCAAGTTCCGGAAGCATTTTTATAATATATTTTTTCTAAAGTAGTAGTTGCAACGGCTACATAGTCACCTACTTGACCAACGGAAGTCTTAGGTACACCAGTTGCTGAATTGCCTACTAATTTTGTGTTATCTGTAATTACAGTTGGAACTTTATTTGTAAAGCTCTGTCCACCAGTAACAGTAGCCGCATTTGAATTCCATTCAAAAATACCCCATAGTGTATTTCCTGTATCAAACCAATATGTACCATCTGCAGGGTTAGCCGCAGGCGCTGTAGCTGATGCAAGTAGTTCTGTAGTGTTTAGACTAGCTCTAGTTACATAAGCTCTGTTGCTTACACCTAAGTATGAGTAAGCCGCTTGTAAACCATATTCGTTTAATTCGCTACCATTAATTGGATTGTTATTTGTGTCTGTATAGAAACTTGGATCTCCAAATGTTTCTGTTAATTCTCTTTGTGATGTAAGCAAGTATGGTTCGCCTGCTTTTGCCGCCGTTGTACCCGCGGCTGTTCCTGTTCCTGCACCATTTTTCTTATCTTGTGCAGATACAAAGAATATCATTGGTACTGTACCCGGTTCAGCTGGTGTATAGAAACTTTCGTCTATTACTTGAACCTGTACTCCTGGTGATACTAAATTAGCCATTTTATGTTCTCCCGTTGAGCATGTTACAAGTATTTATATGAATTGCCAAAAAACGGTACGGAATACACCGCAAAAATATGATACAAAAGGGGTACGAAAAGGGGAGGTATAAATACTACTATGAGACCCCTATGCAAATGCGGTAAAAAGCCGGTAGCAATTAATTATTATAAGGAAGGTGTTCCTTATTATAGAAGCCGTTGTGAAACTTGTTCTAAACGTGGAAGTACAGAGCCTGGATTACCTAAGTGGGTTCATGCTGGATATAAACAGAAAAGTATTTGCGATAAGTGTGGATTTAAAAGTAAGCATAAAGAACAATTTCATGTTTACTATATAGATGGAAACCTTAACAATGTTCGTACGTCAAACTTAAAAACTGTTTGTGCAAATTGTAGTAAGATTTTATATAAAGAAGGTGTTACTTGGAAGCAAGGAGATCTCGTACCTGATCTTTAAGTTCAGTAATAGTACCATCATTATTAATAATATGTTTAAATTTAGTTTGTGCCCATGCCCATTCACTAGGGTGTACATCAGTAGGTTCTACACCTAGTTCTTGATATTCACTAAACCAAGCTGGATCATTACCACGTTTTACACGCCAAACTTCACCACCAATTTCATATAGCATTTTTGCTTCATTTGGAAAACGTGTATCAGGTAAGACAAAATTCATGTGCGGATTTTCTATAATTTTCTTTTTAGTTAAACTAACCCATATACCATCATAAAATCCGTTACGCATACATTCTGTACCAAATTCTTGTAATACTAGTCTTGGTGTAATTGTACGACCTGTTTCGCTAGTCCAGTATGTATCTACTTTTTCACGCCATTCACGACTTTCATTAGTTTTACCATCAAGTAATTCACGGTTCCAACTAAACATTGCTGATACACTATCTTTTAGCTTATCTGCAAATGAGATTTTATGAAAGGTGTGATTTTTAATTAAATAATCTGCTATTGTATCTTTGCCGGAACTAATAAGTCCACAAATTCCAATTACCATTTGAATATTCCTCATATATAAAGTATTATTATATAAGAAATTTATCTGTTTGTCAAGTGTTTTTTAACCAATTGAGAAGCCATAACCTTGGCCGCCTGCAACTTGAGTTTTGAGTTCTTCGTCAAGTTTTTCCATTTCGCCTAAGGCTTCTTGTTTTAAAGCATCACCATTAAGTGATGTACCACCTTGTGGACCAGCTACTGTGGCAAATTTGCTCCTAGCTTCACCAAGCATATATTTACACGTTGCAAGTGTATAATCTTTAAGCCATTGTACAGCTAGATAATCTGTTAATAATTGGCTATCTGGGCGATAGTTATAACAGTATAATAGTAAGTCTTCTTCAGCACGGGGCCTCTGTAGAAGTGTTAATTCTTTAGTTGTAGTATTCCATTTAAATTCTATAAAACTACCAAACATTCTTCCAACAAGTTCTTGATATTGTGAGAATAACTCATATGTTGCTAATCCGCCCATATTTGTACTTGCTAAAAGATAAGTGTTAGTATAAGCCATATTAAATGGTTCAAATAATGTACCACCATCACCGCCACCAGTACGTGATCCTATTGAACGTCTGAATAACTTCCTAACTTCGACAACTTCTTGTGGTAATATGTAGGTATTCTGATCAACAATAGTTGGCATAAACATATACGATTCTTCAACTGAATTATCAGAGCGTTGTCTAAATTTAGCAAAGGCTTTTTTAAGAGCTTCTTCG